TTTAAATAATGGAACTGAAGGACTGGTTGAATTCAATTAATCATACCAAAGAAAACTTGATGGAAGACCCATCAAACAAAAAAGATTATCCACCTTACATCATCAATCGCTGTATGTCTGGTCATGTCGATTGTATTCTTTATGCGAATGAGATGAACATGCAACCTCATCTCTCCAAAGACATGCAGTATGCTTTCTATCTAAATAGCATCAGGAAAAAGAAAAGGTTCTCTCCTTGGATTCGCAAAGATAAGGTTAAGGACATTGAGATTGTGAAACAATACTATGGTTATGGCAATGAGAAAGCAACTCAAGCTTTGAAAATCCTAAATAATACACAACTTAATTTTATTAAACAGCGACTTGAAAAAGGTGGACAGAATGGCAAATCAAATTGTTGAAGCACAGGTGCAGTGGGCACCAGAAATGATGGTTGAGGTTACACTTGGCGAACCTGATGATTTTCTGAAAGTAAGAGAGACTTTGACTCGCATAGGAGTTGCATCGAGAAAGGAAAAGAAACTCTATCAAAGTGCTCACATCCTTCATAAGCAGGGTAGATACTACATCACTCATTTCAAAGAACTTTTTGCTCTTGATGGTAAGAGAGCAAATCTTACAGTAAACGATGTTCAAAGACGCAACCGTATCGTCAAACTCTTGTTTGATTGGGGACTGGTTGATGTTGTAAAACCAGACCTTATTGGCGACATTGCTCCTTTGAATCAAATCAAGGTTCTTCCTTACAAAGAAAAGGGTGAGTGGATTCTTGAGCAAAAGTATAACATCGGTAAGAAGTCAAAACCCCAAGAGGAAGCATAAATAGTTCCGTGCTTTTCGTGCGGCACACTCTACAATCGGAACAACCCATAAAGAGGTTCGGTTTTTACCTTGCCTCTTTTTTTGTATTGTGCTATAAATATTAATGGATGCCTTCGGGGTCCACACAATCAAATCTCGCTTTAAAAGGAGAAGTAAAATGACTAACCTCATGAAGTATAATGCTGCCAACTTGGATCAACTGTTGGACCGTATAAATAGAAACAGTATTGGTATGGACGAATACTTTGATCGTCTGTTTAGATTGCACGAAACGACGACAAACTATCCTCCATACAATCTAGTCACGGTCAGCAACGTAGAATCGAGACTAGAACTCGCACTAGCAGGATTCAAAAAAGCAGAAGTCAATGTCTACACACAAGACGGTAAACTCTTTGTTGAAGGACAAAAAGAGGATAAAGAAACTGGAACAGAATACGTCCATCGAGGAGTGGCTCAGAGATCTTTCACCAGATCTTGGACACTCAGTGATGAAACGGAAGTTAGATCAGTTACTTTTGAGGATGGGTTACTGAGTATTGTTTTGGGAAAAATTGTCCCAGAGCACCACCAAAGAAAGGATTATTTGTAAATCCTGACTAATTTTTGCTGCGGTTGATACAGAAGTGTATCACTGTGATACAGTATAGTATAGATAGTTATGTACTTATGGAGGACGACTTATGAATCTAACAGCCGCCACTCTCACTATTGGGACCGCAATGACTCTTTTTAGTAGTTGGGCCCTCGGCAGTGTACTACCCTAATGGACCACCCACAGCAGAAATCTTTCTAACAACCCCATAAATAAAACTGAATATCGTCGTCGCACGGGGTTCTATGGCAAAATCCATAGACACCCCGATTTTTTTGTGCTAAAATCGTAGTGAGCATTGGAGAGTTATGTCTGTAAAAATTGTAGTATTCAAATCTGGTCAAGAAGTTATTGCTGACATTAAAGAAGGATTTGATGAGGGTAAGTTGATTACTTATGTTTTGGAGAAACCTTGTACCATTGATGTGAATGGCAAGTATCGAATTACTAATGATGATGGTGATGAGAAAGAGCAAATGAGTATTTCTTTGAACCCTTGGCCAAGGTTCTCTGCTGATACTGTAGTGCCTATTATTCCAGATTTTCTTGTGACTGCACTGGAACCAACATCTGGACTTAAAAAAATGTATGAGGAGCAAATTTTAAATGAACCCGATCAAATTGATTCTGCTGACGAACAATCAGATTCTGATCAGTCAGATTGAGGAAGTAACTACAGAACTTGGCGAACCTGATTGTAGGCTGACTGAACCATTTTTATTGAACCAGTCAGATTGTACACTTTCCCCATGGTTGATTGAGTATACTTCTGATAATAAGTACATGATTTCGTCAGATAAGATTCTGACTCTTGCTGACCCTAAACCAACACTTCTTGAAAAGTATCAAACTTTGATTAAATAATGCGCTTCTACACAAACGTCCAGATGGTTGGAGATAACTTTCTCGTTAGAGGGTATGAAAATGGAAAACATTTTGCAATCCGAGAGAAGTTTTACCCAACTCTTTTTGTCCCTTCAAATAAGAAAACAAAGTATAAAACATTGAATGGGGATAGTGTTGAATCAGTTCAACCTGGAACAGTTCGTGAATGTCGAGACTTTATCAAAAAGTATGAGGGTGTAGAAAACTTTAGTATTTCTGGAAATGAAAGGTTTATCTATCAATACATCTCAGAGATGTATCCTGAAGATGAAATCAAGTTTGATACTAAGAAAATCAAAATCTCTACTATTGACATTGAGGTAGCATCAGAAAATGGATTCCCCGATGTGGAATCTGCTGCTGAAGAAGTTCTGCTGATTACAGTACAGGATTATGCTACCAAACAGATTCGTACTTGGGGAAAAGGTTCTTTCAATAACAAACAGAAGAATGTTATCTACAAAAGATTTGAAACCGAGTATGATCTTCTGATTAATTTTATCAACTGGTGGATGGTTGAAGAAAACTGCCCAGAAGTTGTGACTGGATGGAACAGTGAGTTTTACGACATGCCTTATTTGGTTCGTCGTATTGATCGTGTTCTTGGTGAGAAGTTAATGAAGCGTCTTTCTCCTTGGGGATTGGTGACTGAACGAAAGGCTTTTATTTCTGGTCGTGAGCAAATTTACTATGACGTTGGTGGTATCACTCAACTTGACTATCTGACTCTTTATAAGAAGTTTACTTATAAGGCACAGGAATCTTATCGACTGGATTACATCGCAAGTGTAGAATTGGGACAGAAAAAACTAGATCACTCTGAGTTTGAGACCTTCAAAGATTTCTATACAAATGGATGGCAGAAGTTTGTAGAATACAACATCATTGACGTGGAACTTGTTGACCGAATGGAGGACAAGATGAAACTCATTGAACTTGCTATCGTCATGGCGTATGACGCTAAGGCAAATTATGCTGATGTGTTCTCTCAGGTTCGTATGTGGGACACGATTATCTACAACTATCTGAAAAAGAGAAACATTGTAATTCCTCCAATCGTTCGTTCTGATAAGGATGAAAGGTATGCAGGTGCTTATGTAAAAGAACCAATTCCTGGTAAGTATGATTGGGTTGTGAGTTTTGACCTTAACTCTCTATACCCCCATTTGATTATGCAATACAACATCTCTCCAGAGACACTTCTGGATCAGCGTCATCCAAGTGTGACTGTGGATAAAATTCTTAACGAAGAATTGACCTTTGAGATGTATAAAGATAATGCGGTATGTGCTAATGGGGCAATGTATCGTAAGGATGTTCGTGGGTTTCTTCCTGAACTGATGGATAAGATCTATAAGGATCGAACCATCTACAAAAAGAAAATGCTTGCCGCCAAACAGGACTATGAAAAGACACCTACCAAGGAACTTGAGAAGGAGATTGCTAGATGTAATAACATTCAGATGGCGCGTAAAATCCAACTTAATAGTGCTTATGGTGCTATTGGCAACCAGTATTTCAGGTATTATAAGCTTGCCAACGCGGAAGCGATTACTCTCTCTGGTCAAGTATCAATCCGTTGGATTGAAAACAAAATGAACAAACATCTAAACAAAATCTTACACACTGAGGAAGTTGATTATGTTATTGCTTCTGATACTGATTCTATCTATCTCAACATGGGTCCTTTGGTCGATAAACTATTCGAAGGAAGAGAAAAAACTTCTAAGAGCATTGTTTCGATCCTTGATAAGATCTGCCAAGTGGAACTTGAGAAGTATATTGAAAGTTCTTACCAAGAACTGGCGGAATACGTAAATGCTTACGATCAGAAGATGCAGATGAAACGTGAGAACATTGCTGAACGTGGAATCTGGACTGCAAAGAAGCGATACATTCTCAACGTATGGAACAGTGAAGGTGTTCAATACACTGAACCCAAACTCAAGATGATGGGTATTGAGGCAGTCAAATCTTCTACACCAGCACCTTGTCGTCAGATGATTAAGGATGCTCTCAAACTTATGATGAGTGGAACTGAAGATGAGGTGATTGAATACATTGATGAAAGTAGGAAAAAGTTCAAGACACTTTCCCCAGAAGAGATTGCTTTTCCTCGTTCAGTATCTGATGTGATTAAATGGAAGTCTTCTTCAGACATTTATTCAAAAGGAACACCTATTCATGTTCGTGGAGCACTTCTTTATAATCATTATGTGAAGAAGAAAAAATTGACCAATAAATACTCACTTATTCAGAACGGAGAGAAAATTAAGTTTCTCTATCTCAAAAAACCAAACATAATTCACGAGAATGTGATTTCGTTCATTCAAGAATTTCCAAAAGAACTTGGAGTTGTTTCTTACATTGATTATGACTTACAGTTCGATAAAAGTTTCTTGGAACCTTTGAAGGCTATTCTTGATGCGATTGAGTGGAAAGTTGAGAGGACAGCAACTCTTGATTCATTCTTCTCCTGATGTTATACTTGTACTCTGCTATTAATTGAAATGGATTTTTTAAAGGATATTATAAAAGAGGTTGGAGATGAGCACACCAAACTTGCCGCCGACATCGACGACCAAGAAACTTACGTGGACACAGGTTCGTACATTTTTAATGCACTGGTTTCAGGTAGTATATTTGGTGGTGTATCTGGGAATAAGATTACTGCCATTGCTGGCGAGTCTAGTACTGGAAAAACTTTTTTTAGCCTCGCAGTGGTTAAGAATTTTCTGGACACTAATCCTGATGGATACTGCTTGTATTTTGATACTGAGGCAGCTGTCAATAAATCGCTCCTAGAAAGTCGTGGTGTTGACCTTAATCGCACTGTTGTAGTGAATGTTGTTACTGTTGAAGAGTTCCGTGGTAAGGCACTCAAGATGGTAGACATGTACTTAAAAAAACCTGAAGATGAGCGTAAACCCTGCATAATGGTATTAGACTCTTTGGGTATGCTCTCCACTGAGAAGGAGATTAATGATGCGCTGAATGATAAGCAAGTTCGGGACATGACTAAATCCCAACTCATCAAAGGTGCATTCAGAATGCTCACACTCAAGTTGGGTCAAGCAAACATTCCTATGATTGTGACTAATCACACTTATGATGTCATCGGTGCTTATGTTCCTACTAAAGAGATGGGTGGTGGTTCTGGTCTTAAGTATGCTGCTTCTACCATTATTCATCTCAGCAAGAAGAAAGAGAAAGATGGAAAAGAAGTTATTGGAAACATTATCAAGGCAAAGACTGCTAAGTCGCGTTTGAGTAAAGAAAATAAGGATGTTGAAGTTCGTCTTTATTATGATGAACGTGGTCTTGATCGATACTATGGTCTTCTTGAATTGGGAGAACTTGGCGGAATGTGGAAGAATGTAGCAGGACGTTATGAAGTAGAAGTTGATGGTGAAATGAAGAAAGTTTATGCAAAACAAATTCTAAAAGAACCTGAGAAATACTTTACTCCAGAAGTCATGGAAAAACTGGATGTGATTGCACAAGGAGAATTTAGTTATGGTACTTAAGTCTTTACCATTATTTCCTATTCCAATTGGACTAGAAAATTTTGGGAAGACAAACCATAACTTAAATATCAAGTTAGTTGAAGATGCTATCTCCGAGAAGAGTAAGAATTCTGGTGAAGACCACAGCAACATGGGAGGATGGCACAGTACAACTAACTTAGAAAGAAAGTATGATAGTTATAAATCTCTTTCTAAGATTTTAACTGAATGTGGAAATCAGTATTGTTTGCAACATGGATACAAAGATGGTATTGTATGTACAGACTTGTGGGCAAACATAAATCAATCTGGTGATTTAAACTTTATGCATCATCACGGAACAACTGCTCTAGCGGGTGTTTATTATCCGATAGAATCTATTATTGGTGATGATTGGAGATTTAATTACACAACACAAAATCCATTAAAACCTGGAAGTTGGGATAATGAGGATGGTGGGTCTTTGGTTTTACAAGACCCTTCTTATGGTAAAAAAGTTCAACTACCAACAAATAAAGCATCTGCTTTCAACGTTGATTTTTATCATCTTTATCCAACAGCATCAGTATTGATTTTATTTCCATCATATCTTCTTCACATGGTTCTTCCATTTAGAGAAGATAAAACAAGAGTAAGTATTTCGTTTGCATTTAGATATGGATAAAGTTGAATTCTTAATTTTGAAATGCCTCTTGAATGATGAAGAGTATACTAGAAAAGTTCTTCCTTTTATTAAGGAAGAATACTTCGAAGACTTCAATCAAAAAGTTGTGTATGAAGAGATTAAAAAGTTTGTAATTGAATACAATAGCATTCCTACAAGGGAATCGTTGGTAATTGATGTTGATGATCGTTCTGATCTTAATCAACAGCAGTATGGTGAGATTTGTAATCTTATTCAAAATTTAGATCCAATCAGTGTTGAAAATGATTGGTTGATTAATACAACTGAAAAGTGGTGCCGTGATCGTGCTATATATCTAGCACTTATGGAATCAGTTCAACTTGCTGATGGGCAGGGTGAAAAAAATAGAGACGCTATTCCTTCTATCCTTCAGGAGGCATTAGCAGTAAGTTTCGATAATCATGTTGGACATGATTACATTATAGATGCAGAAGGAAGATACGAATACTATAGAAAAAAGGAAGATAGAATTGAATTTGATCTCGACTACTTTAACAAAATCACGAAAGGTGGTTTACCTAACAAGACTCTTAATGTCGCGCTCGCTGGTACTGGGGTCGGAAAATCTCTATTCATGTGCCATGTGGCTAGCTCCGTGCTGCTCCAGGGGAGGAACGTTCTCTACATTACAATGGAAATGGCGGAAGAGAGAATTGCTGAACGAATTGACGCGAACCTCCTCAACGTAAACATCAAAGACATTTCTGAACTTCCGAAGAGTGTTTTTGATACTAAAATTAATAACATCTCCAAGAAGACAAATGGAACCCTAATTATTAAAGAGTATCCTACTGCTTCTGCTCATGCTGGACACTTTAAGTCACTTCTTAATGAACTCGCCCTTAAGAAGTCATTTAGACCTGACATTATTTTCATTGATTACCTTAATATATGTGCTTCCAGCAGGTATCGCGGAAACAGCACTGTCAATTCATATTCGTATATTAAGTCTATTGCAGAAGAACTTAGAGGGTTGGCTGTTGAAGCAAACGTCCCTATCGTTTCTGCCACGCAGACCACTCGTTCTGGTTATGGTAGCTCTGATGTTGAGCTTACTGATACTAGCGAGTCCTTTGGTCTCCCTGCTACTGCTGATCTTATGTTTGCCCTTATTTCTACAGATGAGCTTGAGGAGTTGGGACAAATTATGGTGAAGCAGTTGAAGAACCGATACAATGACCCCACAATGAATAAAAGATTTGTAGTGGGTATTGATAGAGCAAAGATGAGATTGTTCGATTGTGAGCAGTCAGCACAAGACGACATCCTTGACAATGGTAAGGATGAGGAGTATACTTATGAAGAAAGTAAACCAAACCTAAAGGATAAGTTTGGAGCATTTAATTTCTAATGGGACTCACTACAAGAAAAATGCAATCTGAATTGGTTGCTAAAGAACTTCCTCATTACTATGAGGTAAAACTCAACAATCATCCGAATGGACTACCACAAGTTCATTGTGGAAAAGAAGAGTATGCTATAGAGATGTGTGAAAGGTATCCTGGGTCTACCTGGGAAAAGATTTATCTTCCACATCCACCACAAACAGTTGACGTGCCTCATGTTGCAGTGGCACCAGACTTTGAACTTCCTATGCAACAATCACTCCCCCAATCTGACCTACAACCTTTAGAACTATGAGTAATGTTGATACCCAAAAGTATGTTGAATTCGTTGATGCAGTCACGTCAAATGAAAGTAAAGACTATGAAAGTTTCATTGCTCGACTTGAAACTCTTGAAGAAGAAGACTTTCCTACCGAGCGACTGCTTACTGCTGCTGTAGGTATGTCTGCCGAAGCAGGTGAGTTTACTGAAATTATTAAGATGACTA